CCCAACTTTGAGGCGAGCAAAGCACCCGAAGCAGACTTCAATGCACCAGATATTACCCCAACTAAGTCTTCGGACTCAGATGAGGATGATGCTCTGTCTTACTTCCAAAAACTGGCAGAAGAATGATTACTGGAACAGTCTGATATCATCAGCAGTCTTAAGGGTTTCACTCACATATTGAGTGGAACCTTTTTTATATATCATCATCTCGTCCATATCATCAAATACAATACCAAGGTATCTTGGTTTCAATAAAAATATATTTCTCTTTTCATCTTCAAATTTTTCTTCGTATTGATAGTTTGTAACTATTTCTGATATATTGTTTAGAGTAAAAAGTTGATCAGTTATTGTATCGGTGTATGAGAAAGAGAATGTAGAATCACATGTGAGACCGGACTTCATCATAACAATGCCTGCACTATCCGTAACCTCTCTAGTTTCGTAGTGATGTGCTCCATTGAATAAGGTATCGTAGTCACCGTACTTATCAATCAAATATCGATCATACTCTACCTGCTTTAGTGGCCACTCTGATTGCACATTAATAATATTATTGCAAGTGAGAACCAACCAATCTAATTTTGAATCTCCATAAAAATCAAACGCAACATTGTCGGGTCTATCCTCACCTACAATTTTATATTTTGTGAATACAGAAACATCTTGAAAGATATCCTCTCTTAATTTTCCTTTCTTAAATAAATTTTTAACTTTAATGTAGTCGGAGATCTTTGCATCAGGAAGTCTACTAATATAATTAAAATCTGGTAAACGTTTAAAATAATTTGACATTTTAGTAACCTATTTGGGTATCCGAATCATTATCAAGTGCTGTATAATCGCTATTGAATATTGGTTCAAGTTCACTGAAACCTAATGTAAGTTCATAAGAGGTCATCGCACCATCTGGAAATGTTGCATAGTTTCCTTCTGGGGTATAATTAACTGCGACAGATTGTAAGGCACATTCTTTTATTTTACCCATGAATGGATTTTCTCTTTTACTCTCACCTCTAAGTAAATATTGTATACCGAATGTATGAGGAGATTTTAGAAATAAATGAACGGCACTTTTCTGTGGGGCACTACCTTGCTTGAAAAATCTAATAATTTTTAAGATTGCTTTACTCTCATTCACTTCTCTGGCATTTAATTTAAATTTGAATGAAAATGTTCTGAGAGATGGTCCACCGAAAAGAAGTTCTAAGTTAGGATTAATTACTGCACCAGTGGATCTTGTTAATAATTGACTACCTGTTCCGGTTGCAGCACCAGCAAATGCTGTTCCTACGGCAGTCTTGGTCTCGCCTAGTCCGGCACCTTGAGTTGCCATTTCCACAAGTTTAATTGCTTGTTCTGCTCCTTCCTTTAGTCCGGTATTTATAGAAGTTAACGCAACATTGGCAGCAGCTGCCTCAAGGGCATTCATTTGTTGTCCAGACCACTGAACACTTTGACTGTCTTGAATGCCGCCAGGGATTGGTAATGTTACGCTTCCAAGAGCAGTTCTATTTCCTGATCTAAAATCTGTTCGATCAGAAAATCCAAAATTTGATACACTAAAATCTTTTGGTTCGTACTCAAGCATTGTAATACGAATTACATCTTGCTTTGTTTGCCCTAGTTCTAAAGGGTATACTGTATTACCAAAATCAGATCTACCTTTAGATTTAACGTTTTTTCCAAAATCTTGTGTGTTAAGAGGATCTAAATTGTTTATACTTACTGTTTTATCTCCATCATCACCATTACCAGTATTAGCAGCTGCAGCAGCAGCGGCTTCTTCATTGGCTTCAACTACGTCAGCATTATTTGCGATAGATGCAATTGCTTTCTCTCTGCCTCCAAGTTTATCTGCACCAACTCTTTTAAATGAATTATTAGTTTGTGCATCTAAATTTTTATGTATATCACTCGTCACATCATTCAAATCTCTTTTTAATGCTGCTCCAGCAGTAGGAGTACCATTAGGTCCACCAGTTGCCATCAGTGGATAATCAGGATCACTGAATGTATAATTTCTTCCACCATCTGTTGATACTGCAGCAGGAACCCATTGACTTTTATCGTTCTCAATGAAGAGAACTCTTTTTGCTCCAGTTATAATACCATTATTATCTTTAGTTAAAAATGTAACTGAAGTATGAGTTATTGGTACATTATTCTGAACAGATGTAGAAAGTTGATTTTTATTAACTATGGTAGTTTGATCTTTTGTGGCAATAACAGGGTTAGTTTTTTGATCATCAGGTAAGATAAACTGCACCTCACCCTTATCAAACTGTTCTTTAGTTCCTCCCTTAAATGGTGGTGCCATGAAAAATAAGTCTTTTATTTATTTATCAATGATTTTTCCATAATTAATATTCATTAAATCATCAAACTCATCATAATCAACAACATAGAGTTGACCTGCAACTTCTGCCCAAGTGTATGCCCTTGATTTTCTCCAATGCATATTGATTCCAACAAATCCCCAATTGTAAACAGCAGTCACTGCAACTAAAGGATGTTGATCATAAGCAATGTTAGGAGTCTTTGCATTATATACGAAAGTATAATACCCGCCAACATCAGGAACAGGTGTTACAGTTTCTTTCAAAGCATCCATAATCATCATCATTTGTTCTTCGGTATCCATTACCGAATTTAACTTTTTTGAGATGCTTTCGATACGATTCATTTAATACCTAACTCGTCTTCTGTTATTATCTTGAATTCAATTCTTCTGTCAGCACAAAATTCTTTTGCTGCTCTCCACTTTGCTTTATTAATTTCCCAAGTGGTACATTCATAAATGTATGATTTAGTTTGTCTCTTAGGTTTTTTGGGTGCTTGAGTTTGTTTCTTAGGTTTCACCTCAATCACATAAGTCTTTATCTGACCAGTGCTTTCTTTTACTTTAATGATGAAGTCAGGATAGTATTTGTGAACTCTTCTATCCACAGGTGATACATATGGGATGTGAAATTCCTCACTTCCCCACTGTAAAATATTCTCATTGAGATCGCACCATCTACAAAACTTGCGTTCCCAACTACTTCGACATATAATATTAGTATAATCTCCCTTATATTTGTTGGGAAATGATGGACTGTATTTGCTTTTAATACTTTCTGCCATACATAATATATAAGGTAAAAATTATTTATAGATGACTAAACCAAGGTCAGTCTCAGAAATTAAGTCAGCACTACTAAGACCTGCACTAACCTCACATTTTCAGGTAACAATTCCTTTTCCTCCAGAGATAAAGGATGTGCTTGGAACTGGGCAAGATGGTCTTAATTTGGCATGTTCAGATGCAAGTCTTCCTGGATCCCAACTAGCCACTCTTGAAAATAACAATGATCGCACTGGTGTAACAGAGAAACATGCATATAGAAGACAGTTTGATGATAGGATTGATTTAACTTTTTATGTTGATGCTAAAGAATATACATCAATTCGTTTCTTTGAGGCATGGATTAGTTACATTATGAATGAAGACCTACAATCAAATCCATTTGCAGGAGGTGGCGGGCCCACACCAGCACAACAACCAAGTCTTGCATCAAGAGCATATCACTATAGGGTAAAGTATCCTAATGATTATATTGCAGATCAAGGACTGAGTATTACAAAATTTGAAAGAGATTATCAACAACAATTGACTTATGAATTTATTAGATCTTTCCCACTTAGTATTTCATCGATGCCAGTTTCATTTGATGCATCATCGCTTTTGAAACTAACAGTGTCTATGAGTTATATTAGATATATTGTCATATCACCACCGAGAGCAACTATTCCAGGACTACCTGGATCTCCGACATTTTCAAATCAATCAAGTGTTAATGCTACATTACCTTTTGGTTCGTTTGGTTTAAATCAATCTGGTATTAATGCAAACCTCTCTGATCCAGCATTGCAATCAGCATTTAACACATCGCAGTTCACTAAATTGAATACGTATAATCTACCTGCTGGATCAAATGACCTAACAGGTATTAACCTGGGAATTGCCTAATAAATAATAACACTGAACATTTCTATAGGACATCATGCCTTTACCAAAGATTGCCACCCCACTATATGAACTTGAGTTGCCATCCACAGGAGAAACAATTGAATATAGACCATTCCTCGTAAAGGAGGAGAAGGTTCTTGTGATTGCTTTAGAGAGTGAGGACACAAAGCAAATCACAACCGCGATTAAAACAGTTATTAAAAACTGTATTAGAACAAAAGGAATTAAGGTAGAGAATCTACCGACGTTTGATATTGAGTATCTGTTTTTAAATATTCGTGGCAAGTCGGTCGGTGAAGAAATTGAGGTTAATGTAACTTGCTCGGATGATGGAGTCACTCAGGTTCCTATTAAGATTAATCTCGACGACATTAAAGTTCAAAAAAATGATGAACATACTAATAAAGTCAAGGTCGATGACTCTATTATGATGGAAATGAAGTATCCTTCATTAGATCAATTTATTAAAAATAATTTTGACTTTGATGATGGAAACTCCATGGAACAATCTTTCGATTTAATTGGATCTTGCATTGATAATATCTTTACTGAGGATGAAGTATGGGCAGTGGAAGACTGTTCCAAAAAAGAAATCACAGAGTTTCTTGAACAGATGAATTCATCTCAATTCAAAGAGATTGAAAAATTCTTTGAGACGATGCCCAAATTATCTCATACAATTAAGGTCAAGAATCCAAAGACCAAGAAAGAAAATGAGGTAGTAATTGAGGGATTAGCGGGTTTTTTCGCATAGCACTCCTACATATGGATCTGGAGAGCTATTACAGATTAAACTTTGCTTTGATGCAGTACCATAAATATTCATTAACTGAGATTGAAAATTTGATGCCTTGGGAACGAGACATCTATGTTGCACTACTGCAACAGCATCTTGAGGAAGAAGAATTAAAGCACAAACAAAGGAATGCCAACAGGTAACGTATCAGGTTCTAAGTTTTTCGGTGAAGAAAGATACCAGCAGTATGTTGACGAACTTACTGCTGAGGGAACCATTGGTGGTGAGCAATTATCTCCTGATGAAAGAAAGGAGGGATTTAAAAAGAGAAACGATAAGATAGGATTCCAAGATTTTGTAGGAAAAGTATTAGAGAAA